GCCAAGGTGTTGCCAGCGTGAATGAGAATAGCAGTGCGGTTGGGTACGTTACAGACTTCCCACACCTGCTTAAAATGCTTTGTGGAGCCTTTTTCCCAACCATGGGGCATACACAGGTAGGTTCCAACAGGAATGCAGCTAATGCCCTGTTTGTTGCCTTGCCATGGTTCTTCTAAGGTATGGATGACTTCAGATAGTCCGGGGCCAACAATGCGGCCCATAGTGCCGCGCTTGTCCATAAGGGTACGGGTTAAAAGAAACACGCCAAATGGTAGGTATTTTGATTATAGCTTGTCAACCGCTATATAGTGGTGGCAAAGATGCACGCCACTACCTATGGGGTATAAGAGTAGCTGCTTTACCAGCAAAATCTAAAGCCCAACTTGCGATTGCGCCGATACAGGCGGTGACACCCAAAGCTGTACGGCCTAACAATTTTGCACCACCTATATCTTTTTCTAAAATGGTAATACGCTCACCCTGCTGTTCAATAACCTCTAGAATGCGGTCTAGCTTCTCATCGGTAGAAGAAAACCGCGCTTCTAAATAGTCGCGGTCGGTATAAATCGGCTTTGGCTTACTCATCACAAAAACACCCGTACAGGATTGTTAGGGTCAGGAATGCGGTAGGCTTCCCAGGCTTCAGGTTCAGTACCACGCCAGCGGGCGTTTACAAGCCAGCCGGGTTGCTCACCATACACACCAACCGGGTCAATTGCTGTTAGTTGCGGCAATTCCATACCTTCAGCCGTGGCCTGGTCTGGGAAGCGATAGTGGTGAGTTTCAGTCCACATTATAAGGCCAGTGCTGGAAGTTGCGCATCAGGTGTTCGCGTAGGAATGTATATTACACGGCGCACCCATGTTGATTTATTCGCTAAGTTAGGCGAACCACCAATTTCCAGTGCGTTGACCGTAGGAACGCCAACCAAGGCATTTGTTATTGCGGCTGCGCCATTGAATGACACCGCATAGTTTCCCGATTGATAGGCAAAAGCTACTTTTGTGATGGAGCCAAGGGCCATTGCGCCTGCTGCGGTACCGATTGTTGTTGTAACCCCGGCAATGGTAACTTCAAAGTTTACGCTTGTGCCATTTGCTGTGCCTTGTCGTAACCGTATAAAATTATTTATATCAAGGTACACATCTAATATCCCAGAAGTTACGTTATTCTGTACCTGCTGAGGCTCGAACTCCACAACAAACGTACCTTGTGTTGCATTAAAACCAATGTTTGCTAGGTTGCTAATCAAAGCCGTGTCAACGGCCCGCGTAGCCGATGCCCCTGTGGTGGGGATGTAGGATGAGGCGGCGGATGTTTGCTCATATTGAGGAGCGTAAAGCCGAATTGAAAAGTTAATAACCGCGCCATTGTTCCATTGAACTATTGCCGCTAGTCTTGCTGTTACGGCTGTGCCCCCCATAGTTCTTGTTGATTGTAGACGGGTAATTGTGTTTGTGAAATTTATAGTGGCTGGCGTTGAACCAACAACCACCGTACCTGTCGTTTCTTCAACATTTAATAATTGAGAAATTGTTGTATTTGCTAGTGACCCGCTTACAAACCTATAATAGGCGCTGCCTGTCCAAGTTTGCCCAGTTGATACGTTTATGCGGTTTGAACCCAAAGCGCCTACATCTAAAGCGCCCGAAGCCGTTGCAGTACCAGACACATCATATTGCACATAGAAAAACCCATTTTCAGTACCAGTAGTTTGGGTATTTGTAATACCATTAAGTGTTCCTGTAAAAGTTGGCGACCAACCACTACCAAGTGCATTTGAAGATATAAGTTGATTTGTTGCTGCCCCCTCAACCAACAACCCACGGGGCTGTATGGTAAGGGGGTTGAAGTCAAAGCGTGGCGAGTCGATTGTTACCGTTGTCAGGGTACCAGTGCGGCTAAAGTCTGTTGCGTTTGAACCACGGGTAAACGTTATAAATGGCGGAAGCGCTCCATACTGAAGGAACGATAGCTCTGTATCTCCTCCCGTTAATGCACCGTGTGGAATCCCGCCAAACATTATGCCACCTTTATAATATAATTTAAAATAATAGTTGGTTGCACGTTTTGGCTTGAGCCAGAACCTGCGTTATTCACTGTTATCCCTGTGCTTGCAGTGGCGGTATTGGCACTTGTCGTTCCGCCAGTAATCCATCCCGTGTTACCTGCTGTATTTATTCCACCGCCTTGGTTTAAAACGAATTGCCCCGATGTGGCACCGTGAGAGTGAGGTGTTTCCGTAATCCCGTGGTTGTGTTGCTGCATAAACTGGCTACCGCCATTTGCACCAAGCGTCCCACCGTCAACCCCAGAGCCAGCCGAGGTAAGGCGTGTTGCAGTCGCTTCTAAGCCCGCTACGACACGTCCTTGCAGGTCAGGAAGGCCAAAGGTCGTAGAGCCGTCCCCTACACCGTAGGTCGTACCAATTGCGGCAAAGAGAGTGGCGTATGTTGTGCGGCTTACCGTCTGACCGCGACACAGCAACCAACCCGTAGGCGCAGAGCTTCCGGCATATGGCGCAATCATACCAGCAGGGAGAATGCTATCAGCCGTAGGTATGGAAGGAGTGCCTTGCACCAGATTGTAGTGCAGAGTTTTGTTTGCATCACCCAGGCCAACCGCAACTGCGGAGATTGAGGCGCTGATAGAACCGCTATCCAGGGTCACCGTAACCGTTGTAACTGTGGTGTAGGCTACGCTGGCAATCGTTCCGTAAAGGGTGCTGCTATCAGAAATCCGAATGCGCTGGTTTGCAAAATAGAAGGCCCGTTGGTCGCCTGTAACACTAAAGCTGGTAGAGCTTACATAGGTTGGGGTGTGACCCATATCCCGCCAGCCAGGGGTTTCCCAGAAGCCGCGAATGTCTGCCATTAACTGACGGAAGATGTCCGTAATCTGGTTAATGTTGGTTGCACCTTCAGGCGCACCGTTTGGCGGAGTAGCGTTGTTGTTCCCTGGAGTTGTGGAAAGCGATTTAATAGGCACTCATTATAGCTTCCGTTAAAACATTTTCGTTAAGCCACTAAGGGCACCCCAGGCTGCCTTACCACCCTTGCGGATAGGGGTCGCCGCACGTTCCACAAAGCTATCAGGGCGGGTTTTACCAGCCACTACGTTGCGGAAGCGGTCAATCTTGGTCATGACGTTATCGCCAATGGCAGCACGGGCAGCACCTAAGCCAACACCGCTTGCGACTCCAGAGGCATTGCCAGTTCCTGCGCCAACTGCGGTCGTGACGATAGAAGCGGTCTTGCCGTTTAGCAGGCCACTAATCCAACCTTCTTTCCCAGCTTTATTCGCGGCGTCAATTTCTTGCTTTGTCCATCCGCGTGCATTTTTATCACTTACCATGTTGCGTACCAGTCGCTGTGCCACAACAGGGTTACCGCCACTTTTTTGCAAAGCGTTGTCAATTTTATCAAGTTTCATCGCCGTAGCATAATCCTTACGGAAATCCACAGGTACGCGGTCACCAATAATCTGGGTTAGTGCAGCACGAATATCCCCATCATAGGGCGTGCCGCCTAAGCGACTGCGCATTGTGTCAAGTGAGTAAAGGTCTGGATTACGCATTGATAGTAGCTCAGGTGGCAGGGGCGCTGCATCGGCATAGGCTTGGCCGCCGCGTTGAGCCATAATGTCGCGAATACCTTTGACGACATCCACACCAGCAATAGTCTTGGCCCGCAAAGCTTCTTTGTTTGCGGTGTAATTATCAATAAATGTCTGCGCAGCCGGGGCTTCCTTAGGCAGAATCTTATTTAAGATAACCCCGCCACCATATCCCATAGCACCTTGCATAGCCCCGTCTTGAGCAGCAGTTTTCATGCGGTTTTCAAAACCACCCTCACCACGTCCAAACCCTGACAGCATACCCCATAGCCCGCTGTTTAATCCAAGTTGCCCAGCAGTTGCGGGATTTAGTAGGCGCGATTGTGGAAACGCTACAGCGGATGCGACTTGCTGAATCCCCTGCCCCAGCATTTCGCCGCCCATCCATGCGTTAGGGCGTTGAGCTTGAAGCACGCGGTCTTGCGCACGGTTCATTGCAAGGTTTTGGTCGTATGACCGTGACCCTGTTCCGGCTTGAATGGCTGACGCAATCTCATCAGCAAAGTTTGCAGTTCCACCTTGCCCAAACCCACGTACAACCGCTTCCATGCGTGAAGGGGCAGCACTTGCCTGTTGCGCAATTCTGGCACGAGCTGCGGCTAGGGCTTGTTGCTGGGCAGGTGTCATTGGAACAACGCTTTCTCTTCAGGCGTCATTGCGTTCCATTCAGCACCGCTAATCCCGGCCGGAGGCCCTTGGTTGGCTTTGCTGTTCTCTGCCATGGTCTTGATGCGCTCTTGCAACTGCCCGCGCATGTCGCCAGTCAGGTTAGAGAGGCCCAAGAGATAGTCGTAAGCGGCTTTCAGCTTCACGCGCTTAGTCGCATCCCCCTCATAAGCACTCGGCAACATGCTAGAGAAACGGTCAAACTGGTCTTGAGTGACCCCAGCACCCGTCACGCTTGCAGCCATAGCTTCAAGAGCCTTGGCCTGGGCAGCGTTTAACTGCGCTTCCGTGTCATTGCGGATAGAACCAGCCGCAAGCCGTCCCAGAGGCCCTAAGGCGCTTACAGTGTCAGCAGCAGCCATCGCCGCAGGACGGACTTCAGGGTTGAACAGTGTGGACTCGTAGCCTTGCAGCCCTTGTTGCAGCAGTTGCGCACGAGCAGCGGCTTGGCCTTGAGCTTCTGTCAGGGGCAGAGTGCCACCATTGGCGGCGCGCTCGCCCTGAATCCGTGCTTGGGTTTCCATTTGCGCTTGTTGCGCTTTGGGGTTCCCAGCAAACATCGAGGACGGCATCTGCGTTTCGCCTGCGCCCATGGCAGCAGGAGGAGGCAGTAGACCGCCTTGAGGCTCTTGGAATGACGGTGGTGGCAGAACATCACTCTGTGCCACGCCAGGCATTGCAGGGGCGCTAGGAGCGCTAATAGGGCCAGTCGGTACAGACCCGCGAGGGACTGGCATCATTCGCACGTTCCCAGCCGCGTCAGTCACCATTTGGTACTGAGGTTTAGAGGCTAGAACGTCATTGATAGCGCGTTGGCGCGCGGTAAGTTCGTCAGCCCCTTGTGAAAGGTAATATTGGTATTGCGCCGAAGCCATTTGGTTGTCAAAACCGTCACCAGAGAATGGCCCTTTAGGCATTGACGCGGCTTCTGTTTGGCGGATTTGCGCTTCCGTTAGTCGTTGTTGAGCGTCAGCAGTTTGTGCATCTCCAAAAGCTTGCAGACCATAACCAAGCGAGCCACCAAGACCCTTACCAGCATCGTTTGCAATTAGGATGGCCGAACCCATACGCGCCAAAGCATTATAGAGCGCTGGCGACTGCATCATGTTTGTTGACGGCTGTTGCATGGGTGCTTGCGTCTTAGGTGGAGCAAACCCAGGCTGTGCCATTTGCCCAAAAGCGGCTTGGTTTACAATGTTAGCCGAAGAGAAGGGCCACATTACAAAGCTCCTCCTAATGCACCAGCAGCCATAAGGCCCCAACCCCATGGGTTAGACATCAAACCGAGTTGACCAGCCAGCCCGGCAGCACCTAATCCACCACCAATAGCCCCAGCAAGCGGGTTGGTACGCGTTCCTGGTTGAGTGGTAATGCTGGACTTATACTGACTGCTAGTAAGCCCAATGCGGTTCAGATATTCATCCAAAGCCGCACGCTCTTTGTTATTCGCATTATCCCACCGAGCAATATTGTCATTGAGTTGCTGTTGGGCCTGGTTTTCACGAGCAGCACCAACTTGGCCTAATTGTGCAAGGTCGGTGTAATCAGCAGCGGCCAATTGTGGAGCTGCCATTGCGGCCTGCTGCATGCGTGACCGTTCATCGCCGTAGTTCTGATAGGCCATACGGTTGGAAATATCACCTAGTTGCCCGCCCAAATCATTCGCTACATTGCTAAAGGCTTGTGCTTGCGCCCCAGACCCATAACGCCCAGACCGCGAGAAGCTTGCATTAAGGCCAGGCACCACAGCCTGATTAAAGTTTCTTACTAACCCACGGCTTGCGGTATCAATAGCACCATCCAAATAAGGGTTGGCATTCAGGTATTGTCCGTTAATGGTGTTGTTTACCAGACCTTGGGCGCTACGCGTTAAAGGCGAGCCTGCCATGGCCCGCTGTTCTGTCATGTTCAGCGCATTGGTAGTGGCCGGGTCAAAGCCTACAACGGTCTGCCCTGGGTAATAGTTAAAACCACCGTTGTTGTCGTAAAGGTTGCGGGCTTGTTGCATCCCGTAGGTGAGATAGGGTTTAGCTTCTGCCCACGGCTCAACCGTCTGTGTGGTTTGCTGCGGTGCGGAGCTTTTGCTTCCCACGTTATAGAGGCTTCCTTATGGTTGTCGCTACTCTGGTAAAACCAAACGGGGCCATAACCTTTTCCCATCCTGGTCTACCAGTGCCCTCCAAGTAGGAACATCCTCTCGCCTTGCACTTAATACCAATACCTTCAATTAAGTGCGCCCACTCTGTCAAGCCCTCTCCCGCAACAAGAAATAGGTTTGCCACCTTTTCCTTGCGGTCTATGAGAATATCGACAAGGCATAAGGCTCTAGGATATTCACCAAGAGCAAGAAAAATACCGTACCGCCCATCTAAGATGTTCTGTTCAATTAGCTCTGATGGGTAGCCATAAACATCACAAGCTTTGGCCACCATAGGAGATAGGTGAGGTTTAAGTGCGGCATATTCTTGAGCTGTTATCTCGACCAGTTCCATCAAACAATGAACCAAGCCGTACCGTTGCTAATAACCGTGACCCGTGCCCATTGGGAGGCAAGCGAGGTAGAGGCAGACCCGTCAATCGTTTCGCCAGATTGAGCCGCAACCGTCACAGCGTTGGCAGAGGCATCGGTTTTCTTCACTGTGACCAGTTGGCCGTTGGCATCCTTGGCAAATGGCAGGGTAATCGTCCGCGCACCGCCTGATGCGTTGACAAGGTAGGCTTCACGAGGTGCTGCGGTGGTTGCAACGCTTACCGAGTTGACCTTGCGCCGCATTTCCCCGAGCAGATACGCGACCCAAAACGCCACTTGGCGCACATAGGCCGGGCTGTTGTCGGTTTGGACGCTAATCATACCTTACCAGTCGCCCTAAAGCCGAGTTCCACCCCTTGAGCGCGCGTCCAGTTGCCGGAAATCACGACACGACAGCGGTGGTAACGCGCATCAACCCCAAAAAACGCCTCACCCGTGCTTGTATCAACTGTTTGCAGGCCCGTGGCATCAAAGGTAGCGGTTTGGGTGTCGCGGCTTTTAATCTCTACCTGGACAGTCCCATCCACCACAGGGGAAACACCCCAGACATAAGCACGCCCACCCTGGTTCAAACGCACTTCACGAGTTTCAAGCTCACCAGTTAGGGAAGACCCGTTGAAATAGCATAGGCGGTTGTCTGAATTGACACATGCCAGGAGCGCACGGCCCCCGCTATAGGCAATCCCATCGGCTAAAGCATCCACGCTGTCAGTAATGAAGCTCACACTGTCAGATAGGGTAGCAGGGGTGAAGATTCCGGCCAGAATCCCGCCTTGTTCTGCGTAAGTCCAACGGTCAGAGGCCCAGTTATAGATAAGCAGGCGGTCATTCTTGCCGCTTCCGCCCAGAGACGGGAACGACCACAAGACTTGCTTGCGGCGAGGGTTCACCGCTGCCTGCATCTTATAGATATTGGAGAAATCCACATTATCACGGAACCAATTGTCCACCTTTTCGTAGCCAATCGGGCGGCTCGTGGCCCCGTCATACATCGAGAACCCATCTTCCCCGTAAAAGAATACGAGGTTTGAGTAGCTGACCACGCTCCCCGCTACGCTACAGCCACGGTTAATTTCTGCCAGAGTAAAATTGAAGATGGTAGAAGGCCCCACATAGTCCATGCGGTAAATAGCACGCTCCATAAGCAGGATGCCGCTATTCTGCGAGCCTACCAAAGCAATGGCCGCGCCACCATCCGCAATGTCTTGGTTGTCTGATTGGGTTGTGATGCTAGACACCCAGGTCGTAGGGTCATCGAGGCCAGACCATTCTACGCGGTTAGGGAAGGTTCCGCTGTCATCCAGATTAAGCGCCACCACAAAGTTATTAATCACCGAAAGGTATTTCGCCTTGGGAGGACTACCAGCGGCTGCGGCAAAGTTCGTGCTGCTGCTGAGGTCAAAAGACTGCATCGCATCGTTATAGTTTGTGGCAAAGACGTATTTCCCGTACTGCACAAACCGCCAGACGTTCTGCCCAGAAGTCGTGTAGTTTCCCCCAGAGGTACGGGTTACGTCAGTCCATGCGCTGCCATTAAGCTTATAGAGCTTGGTAGCAGTCCCAGCGAACACAAACGGGCTTCCCGTTGGGTCAAAGCCGCTAATCATGCCCAGACACTCTGCCGGAAGCGCATCACTCGCACTCACGAGGCTTTCAATAGCCGTGTAATCCTCACCAATGGCAACTACGTTCTTCGCTACAGTAGCGCCTGGATTGTTTAAACTGCCCCTATCGGGCATCCACTCGCCAAACTTGATAAGCGGCGTGGTGCGTTCCACTATGGCAAGCTTCCTTCAGGTGCCATAATTGCGCTGTTACCCAGCGTTTGACGGGCGGAGTTCATCCGGTAGTCGCTTATCAACATGTTATAGGTGTTACGGATACTGGCAGCGCGTTCAAAGTCCTGAACGAAGTCCAACAGGAACGACAATGTGCCATAAAGGTATAGCTGGGGATTCTCGGTCAGTAACCAGTTTGTGGTCGCCGTGGAGGTAAGGGATGGAACTTTGCGGATATAGGTCACATCCAGAGTGTAAGCACCGCCTGGTGTTGGCCATAACATCACGCGATTTCCGGGATACGGTGCAGCACGTTCAGGAGCGCCCTGCCCGCTCGTGGGATTATCGCGCATCCACTCGTAAGAGGTCAGCAGAATCGGCTCTACAAGCCCCTGATAGCTCACCTTGACCAATTCGCTGCAATCGGACGGAAGCGCGTATAAAGCCGTTCCGTTGGTTGTGGTAATGGTTGAGGCTGTTTGTTGCAGAAATGCCGATTCTGCGTTGTTGAAAGAGGCTTCGAACATCGCCAGGGCGTTATCCACCCGACCAGAAATACCAGACAGCGGGCGTGCTAGGTATGCCGCAATCTCGGTCGTTAATTCGGAGTAATTTCCAATCGCCATTATACCAGCCTCTTATACTTGGAGGTTAGCAAGGCGGTCATACCTTGTAAACGCTTTAAGACCTGAAACTGGTGTTCTTCCTTTGTCATCCCCGAGCGTTCTGGACTAGACAGGTAAAACCCTTCGTTCTGCCATTGAGCTACGATAACCGCAGGGATAGTACCTACATAGGTCATGTTAGAGCCAGAAGAGAGCTTAAACCCGCTTTCATCACTTTCCGCACGGTGGGCAGCGGCGTCATCGAGAATGGCTTGAATGTCCTGGGTCTTGGTAACGCTTACGTCCCCACTTTCGGTAAACTCAACTTGGGTACTAACCTTTGCGTCCTCTGCCAGCGGTTTTATTTCACTCACTGCCTCGCTTTCTCTTAGAAATTAAAGGGGGCTTTTCACCCCCATTGCCGTTACTGAATAACGGTGATGCTCACGCCCTGGGTGCCAGTCAGCGCAGTGGTCACGCTGGTGCGCAGCACTTGGAAGAACGGCACCGTAAAGGATACCGCTTCAGCCGAGGTCGTACCCACAGCCACAGTCCGGCTGTCCAGCACAGTACCGTCAGCCAGCTCAGTGGTGATGGTTGCGCTAGAAGCAACGCTGCCACGGGTAAAGATACGCACCGGGCGGTTGTTAGACGGGTTGATGTTCACGCCAGCAGGCACGCTCGTGCTCACAGCGTTGGCGCGGGCCACAAACACACCGTCCACGATGGTGGAGTTGTAGGTTTGGGCAGCAGCCGTACCAGCCACCAGCACGAGGCCAGCGGTCAGGAGTTTCGTCAGGTTCATTTTCATGACTTTCGTTCGTTAAAGGCTAGGGGGAGTTGCCTCACCCACCGTTCCACTAGGTGGTCAGGTCAGCCAATTTGCCGTTACCGCGCTCGTTACGGCAGATGTAGGTCGCTTCAGCGGCCACCAGCATGCGCTTGGCGTGACCGTTGCGGCCCAGCTCCATGTCGTACGGCTCTTGCAAGAATGCCACCGCGTGGAGGTCTTCTTGGAAGATGAACAGCGTGCGGTCACGCTGAGTGCGGTTTGGGATGATTTGCAGAGTGCCATAGTCGCTCATGTAGATGTCTACAGCGTCCACGATAGCCTTTTTCTCGGCAATCACCTGACGGTTGTTTGTCCCGGTAATCAGGGCAGACAGGTTACGCTTGTTAGCGGCACCAGTCATGATGACCCCAGGGTTCCCACCAGCAGTGAACACGGCTTGAAGTTGGGTGTCCAACAGAGCCTTGGTCATTGCACGCTGGGTACCGTCAGTCACCACACCAGTCCCGGCGTTGGTGCTACCACCAGCACCGTGGGCGGCGTTGGTGCTAAACCAGCTTTCAGCACCGCGCATACGGCTTGCCGTGGTAGAAGCATCACCCGTCACAGCAGCGCTGGTACCCAGAGCAGCAAACTCCAGGTCAAGGATGATTTTCTTGTAGGCGATAGCCAGTTGGCGGGCTTCTTCGCTAGAGCGACCAGCAGCCTTCACGTTCTGTTGGCTGGTGCTCACTTGCAGCGGCACTTCCATCAGTTGCATGCGGTTACCCACACGGGCAGTGGTGAAGCTCTGTACGGTACCAGCGTTAGCGCCTTCAATTACGGCGTTGGTCGTTGGGGTTGGCAGGTCGTCCGTTTGCCATTCGACAAACTTAGCATCGCCTTTTTCACGAGCACAGATTTGGGTTACGAAAGGAGCGTCATTCTGGGCCACCAGGTAAGCGGCGTTCAGAAGTTGCTCCCGGTTACCGACCGCGTTATACGTGGTCAGGTTTGCGGTTAAGGTAGGCATTTCCTACACTTTCATTGAGTTGGGTTTAGCCCTATCGCAACAACTCCGCAAAGGCGGCCATTGTCGGTTTAGAGCGCAGTTGTTCAAAGGCTTTCTGCTTTTCAACTGGCATAACCGTCTGATTGCTCAATGCGCCGCCTTTCTGAACAGGAGCAAGTTTCTTAACCTGCTTTTCCTTCAGATTGGTATTTGTTTGCATGGCGTCATACTTACGCGCCTTTTCCGCGATAATACGGAAACGGTGGTCTACTACGCTGTCATACACATCCTTGGTTAGCCCGTAGGTATCATTGAGATACTTTAACAGGCGCTCTTCGGTGTCCTTATGCTTAAACTCAGGCGCTTTATCAACCAAAGCGCTCTGTTCGGCCTTTTTAAAGGCTTCCAAGGCTTCAGATTGTTCAGCGTTCCGGGCTGCTTTCACAGCTTCCAGTTCTTGCACCACGGCATTGAGTGCGGCTTGCTTCTTGGCGACTTCACGTTGCGCACGGATAAACGCGGCAGGGTCTTTCTCAGCCAGTTCGTCAAGCTGCTTGTCATCGGCAACCGTTTGGCGGGCTAACACCGCACCAACCAGTTCCAGTTTGTTTTGCAGTTCGCCTAGGGTGCTTTCATACTGCGTCGCTTTGCTTTCAATCGCTTTGCGTTGCTCTGCGACTTCGGCAGTCTTGCGGCGGTAATCCTGCTCCCGTGAATAGCCGTCTTTCAACTCTTGAAGGGTTACCTTTTGCTCTTGACCATTGATTTTGATGGTGTAGCGACCAGGTTCTTCAGCATCTTCCTCGGCTTCTTCGCCTTCCTCTTGCGCTTCTTCCTCTTGGGATTCTTCGCCTTCGGTTGGCTCTGATGGGGTTTCTTCCGCTTCCGTCTCTTGGGCTTCAGGTTGGCCTTCAGGCTCCTGTTCCAAAAGCATTGCGGTTAAAGCGTCCATGCCCGCTGCCTGGGGCGAGGTTTCGGCTCCGTCTTGGTTGGCCATTAGTCTAGCTTTCGCTTTCGTTATGCGCCGCTAGCCGATTAAGCTCAGCTTCTAACTGAAACAGCGCGCTCACCTGCATGTGCAGGGCTTCGCGTTTGGCTGTTTCATTGGGGGCGCTACCCAACATCTGTTCCGCGACACTGCGCAGAATATACTTACGGCATACCTGATAGGCAGGGTTTTGCAGAAACTCGTTTGCCAGGCTTTGCAGGCTCTTGGTGTCATAAGGGGTTTCGTTGAAAAGGTTATCGAACATTGGCCACAGCCCCTTGTGCCTCTTGAGATACGGCTTGGGTTTGCTGGTTCATCTTAGCTGCTAGTTCAACCGCCTTTAGGCCAGCTTCAAAGGCGCGGATTTCCACGTTGGCTGCCTTTTCCTGAGCAGACACTTCCAGCTTCGCCTTTTCAATCTGCATCGCCTCACTGGCAACATCAGGGGCAGGAGGTGGCGGGGTATATTTTTGCGGGTTGGTGAAATAGCGCTCTTTAGAACGGTGACCCGCAACACGCTCGATGTCCTGAAGGGTGTTGAAGATATTATCAGGGGTAACAAATGGGCCGTCAGTCCCTTGCTGGGCAGCGACAATCTTCTCTTGCAGCGCAGCGACCTGGTTCAGCACGCTCATACGCTCTTGTTTCTGGACGGTACCAATCCCGATGCGGAGTTCAGTGTCGCGCTTCTCACGCCATGAACGGGGGTTTACGGGCACCCATTCCCCAGCCAGGGCGAACATGTCCTCTCTGTCCATGTACTTCATCATCAGCTCGCGCAGGCGGTACATGAGAGGCCGCAAGCCAGTCTCACAGAGCATTGTGACCATGGACTTCATGCGCAGTTGGGCCTGGTTGAGGGTCATTGCCCCCACCATGTTGGTTGCCCCAGACAGGGTAGTGGCATCCATGCCGCTGTTGAGGTCAGTAAGGCCAGTGCGCTTCTCTAAAATCATGTCTAGGCGCTCGATGACCGGGAGCACCTGCGCAGCTACAAACGGCACCGCGATAGGCCGCAAAGCGTTACCGCCACGGCTTTGCACAATCGTGCCTGGTTTTGGGTTAGCTAAGACGGAAGGATTGACGATTGACGCAATATCCGCTTCCATAAGAGGTTTGTTGGCCAGATAAAGGTTATCCATCATCTGCCGCAGCAAAGCGGTTTTAATGTCCTGTGTTTCGCCCGCAAACTCTGCAATCGACATTCCGTAGTGAGAATGCGGAACAGGATACGCGGTACAGGCAAAAATAGGGATTGAATCAACCTCTTTAACGGATAGCAGTGTCCCAGACACATCACCTACGCTGCACACCTGCAACAGTTCAGCTACGCCGTCCCCGTCACGGTCAGCACGGATGTAATGTTCAAAATACTCTACCAGTTCACGGCTGCGGTCAGTTTTGCCAGAGTTGCCAAACCATGCCGCCTGTGAGGTCTGGCGCATGTTGAGGTCATCACCGTAATCGTCCCACATCTGCGTGGCGGGAAGGTCGATGACCTTTTCTGGGTCGTAACCGTCTACAACTAGGTCGGACTTGGTGCGGTACTCTAGGTGCGAGACGTAAGACGCCTTGCTAAGGTCAACCTTGGTATGGGTAGCGGAAACAAACACACGGTTCGGCTGGATGTTAAACACTCTCGCTTGGCCAGCATCACGCACACGGTGGCCCCAAACGCTATAGGTTTTTGTGAAATATCCCATAATCCCTTTCCCAGGCACTTCCACTATTTGCATGGGCTTAAAATTCTGGTCATTCAACAGCGCCATATATTCTTCCTGCGTCAGCGCGTTATAAGTCTCCTTTTCCTCTTCAACTTTGGAATCCCAGAACGCCTTGATATAGCCGTTCTTGAACAGCAGTGCGTCCTTCCACCAGTTATAAATGGTAAGCAGGCCATCGTTCTGGGTGAACAGCACGTTCTGGCAGTACATCGTCTCATTGTCTGCCTGGGGAACGTCTTGCTGGTTTATCGGGCGAAATACCACAGGGGCTTCAGACGCGGTAAACATATCCATGAGAATGGGCATGGCGGCTTCCACCATATCCCGCACATCACTGGATTGAACGGAGCTATAGAGAACATTTTGTGTGTTCTCCATGAAATACTGCTCGCGGGCTTTTTTCTGAATATCCCGTACTTTACCGACATTGGATTTAGCGGCCTGAAGTTCCGCCTCGCACATAGCAAGTAGCTGGTCGTCCGTAATTGCTAACTCACTACTGAATGTATTCTCGTAATCCAACTCCCGGTACTACCCCTTGTGTCAATACCCTAGCTATCTAATCCAGCTCGTGTCAACATCAATAAAGGTTTCTTCGCTATTCCTCTTAGCCCCATACTGAGCAAAATAGCGAAAGGCATCAGCCGCGTGACTAGACCAATCGTGGAATGGACGGTTGTCATATACCTTGCGTTCGGCATCAAACTTACGCCGATAGTTTCGCAAAGCCTCTAAGCCCTGCTTGGTGTTATCTTTATCAAAATAGCATTTAGGCAGAATGGTGCGGACTGCCTCAATATCCCCTACCAGGTCACGGGTACGCGGTAGGATAACAGGCTTATAGCCGTAGTTTCTAAATACCCCTGCCACATTGGTTTCGCTTTTTATATCCTCAATCTTGGCATCATGGGGCAACACAATATCCCCGTAGCTATATCCCTTGGCCTTCCAATCGTTCAGCACGTCTATGTAATGAGATACCTTTTGGCCGTTGTTTTCATAATACCGCAGTACCCGATTAACCCCGTATGGGTCACGCTGGATAAACCACATGGCGGTAGCATCATCAAAACCAAGGTCAAAGAACACATCCACGGGCATGCGTTGGTCATGCGGCAGCTCTTTAATCTGTCCCTTAGTCTCTAGCTCACCAATCTCTCGGCCAAAGTACGAACCAACCACAGCCGCCTCAAAGCTGCACTCGTACTCCTGGTTGAATTGGTCTACGGATAGGTCACGCCTGGCAGCCGCTAGTTCATGTTCTGGCAGCAAGCCAGTTTCGCTGGCGCGCAGCAGCAGCCGCGTCCATTCGTTGTCATTGTCTGCCTTGCGGTAAATCTCATAGAAGGCGTTATGCCCCTTGGGCGTACCAATGAACGTAGCCCATCCTTGGCGGTCAGAGAGCGCAGGACGAACAACTTCAGGCCATACACGCGGGTTAATGTCCGCAGGCTCGTCAATCACAATACCATCAAAATACAGCCCACGCATGCGGTCTGCATTCTCTGCCCCGTAAAGCCGAATACGGGCACCATTAGGGAAGTCAACGCGCAGTTCTGATACGTTGTAGCTTACGCCTGGTATAACGCTGCTAAAGCGTTGCAGGTACGTCCAGGCAATGTCTTTAGCCTGGGCATGATACGGTGCTAGGTAGGCAAAACGTGCCTCGTGCTTATCTGTAACCAGCGTTTGCATAATGAGGTCGCAGATGCAAGCTACGGTCTTACCAGCACGTCGGTGGGCTACAATGACTGCAAACCGCGTCTTGCGGTCATGGTACGGAACAAAAACATCCCGTGGCGTGTAGGGTATAACCAGCTCTATTTTGGGGTACTTTCTTTATAGGCTTTCTGGTAAATCTTGTGTGCGGCGCATACGGGCAATGGCTTCCTCTTTGGTCAGCCCACCTGCTTCATACAATCCCTTAACGTCCGTCTGGTCTTTATCCAGCGCCTCTTGAAACGCGTCTACCTTAACTTCAGTCTGTTTAGCCTTAGCCATTCCCATACCCTTTGTTACTCCTCTTCCTTGCGCTTGAAGCGAACAAGAAACTCCTGTGGGCCGCCGTCAGGGCCTGTGTTTTCAATCCGCTCTTTCGGCTTGCCAAACCCGTTATGAGATAGCCAGTCAGCCCATTGCTTGTCACCCTGAAGCGCTTGCAGCAGCCCAGCGATAATCATGGCGTCAATAGGCTTCTTGTTATCGCCCACTACGTTGCGGATTGTCTCTTCAATCGCTTTCGGCAGCGGCACATCACCCTCTAAAATGCGTTTGATGCGTGTTTCCAGGCTGATAGCACCCTCTGGCCTGCCTAATGGGTTTCCCGATTGACCAGGCTGCCAAGGTCTAAGATTGGCAAGTTTTCTCTGTTCAGGCGTTAAATATGTCACTGTTGCTTCAGTGTTATCACTCATATCAGTAAAGTGCTTTACCGTAATGGTTTAGTCAATACCCTACCACCCAATCCCTTGATACCCATCAGATAGACAGAAGATAGCCATAGCTAGGCAGAGTGTGGCGAGGATGCCAAGGCTAAATAGTACGTTGTGCATGTTATTTCTTCTCTCTTGCTGCAAGCATGGCGTCTGCAAACCACTTGGCATATCTACGGTAATTGGGCCAAACCGGAAATTGCCGGATAATCCTTTGCCCGCACCTGCTTTCAAACAATCACTGGGCGAGTTACCATTGAAACAGCCTCCGCTACCACCCTCATGTATTGGCTTTGGGTATATTCTTTCACCTTTTGCGTTAAACGGGCCATCCATTTTTTTCATCTCCATTCTTTCTATATTAGTTTAATCTCTAAATCCCCACCCATCCAGCCATGCGCTTCCCATACGGGGACGGTACGAACAGGTAGACCAAATGCTTTTGCAGTAAACCATGCGTATGTTTTGTAACGCCATACTCTAAAAGGCCCATTACCCTTACTGGCGTATGGTACACGCCATAACGTACCCCATTCGCCATTGTACAGGCATTGCCACACTAAAAGCTTTTTGCGCGGCTCAATGTAGTATTCTAGGCTCATATCAGTTTACAATCATACCCATCCAGCGGAACCACCATGTTATAGCGGTTATCTAGTACCCAATCCCCTACAACAACCGCACGGTGCTTTTCACCCTGTGGTGTGATGCAGATGATAGGTGTTCCACGGGGAACCACTTTAAGGTACTCCAGGGCGTATTTGGTGCAGTTTGCCGTACCATCATCAGGGCGGGCGCGTTCTGTCACCATACTGGTCATGCGGTAGCTGTGGGTGTAGCGGCTATCTACGCTTGCCTTGGCTTGCTCTAGGTGAGCAGGTGCAGTAGCGCATGAGGCCAAGAGGGGAAGGAGCAAGAGGCTACGCATCGGGCTTACCCATTTGCACATGCACTTCCGCGCCGCTAAGGCCAGTTTTACCGTCATCCACCCAAGTCATGGTTCCAGGTTTCATATCAAACGCCTTCACCATACCAAGGCAACCAAGAGCCTTTTCAAGCTCACCCAACCGGGCTTGCAGGGTATCTTGCAGTTCCAACCATGCCAGTAAATCACTCGCAAACGCTTTCCGGCTTGTCACGGGCACTTTGGTAAGAATGTCGTTAAGCGTGGTTATCTCAATCTGCTTCATCCCCCCTACCCTTTCATTCCCATAGTTATCAGCAGTCCCACAGTTATCAGCAGTGCGGTCATCACCCTACCCTCTCGCTATTCCGTTTCTCGGAATGCGCCTCACGTATATCCTGAAGCGAGATAGCGTCACCCGGCATAATGGTTGCCACGGCGTGAGTGTTAATCTTTTGGTGCACCCCGTCACGGCTAAGGAAAAAGTACCCTTGGCCTACGTAAACGATAACCCCTGATAACTTGACGCCATTAGTCAGGAATACGGTTGCACCCTTTTGTTGTTCGCAGAGCAGTTTCTCAAATCGGTTGCAGAGCATTATCTTTTCTTCTCAATTGTTTTACCCGTCCAAAAATACCGCTTATACTTCTTCCCAGACTTTCCAGTTTCCCAGGCATCAAACGCCTTGGGCTTGATAAACCCATCCCGGCGTAGGTCACTGGTGAGCCAGGTTTGGCCGTTGGTGACGCTTACAAGGTCACGGTTAGTCAGTGAGCCGTGCTTTTCCAGCATACCTACGGCAATGGCGCGTAGGGTGGTTTTGCTAAAGTCAGGGCAGCGTTCCGAGGTGAAGAAGTTGAGCATGGCATTACCCCACCAGCCCGATTATCGCCGTGCAGCTAATAATAATCAGCGCCAGGCCCAGATAACCCAGCCAGTCGCCAAACGGCATCGGATGCTCTTCCCCGGTTGCTTGCGGGCACTCGCTCCCTTTGTAGTTCCATGCGGTCATTGGTGTCATTGTTTTTATCCTTTAAGCTGCTTTTTCATCTTGAAATGCCCATGACCAGAAGTCCTTTTGGGCTGCCCGAACATAAGAGGCATAATCACTATTGTTGGTAATTACACCTGCTTTAATCAGGCCATAACGCAAATCAAGCGTATTTGCGTAACCCCGGTCAGCAAGATATTGTGCGGCATATTCACGCTTGCAACCAAAATGGTTGGCAAGCAAAAATGCTTCCTGAAACTGTTGCTTGTTGAATTTCATTTTCATTCTTTCCCTTGTTGCCAGTCTTT